TCGCCAATGTCTGGAGCAGTGTATGTATAATGAGGGTCTGGCGATCCTATAGACTCAAGGTGGCCACCAATGTCTTGAAACGGAAACTTAGTATAGTTTGATGGATATCCAGCTTCTCTTATTTGACTTCCAATCAGAAGGGAAGGGCTAAAAACAACATTGGTGTTTGTATCTATTGTTGCATTTTTTGAGGCTCCAATATAAGTAAAATTTGAGTCTATAATTGTATTATCTTTACCAGCCAATATACAAGAATCGATCGAGTTGTTTAATACATTTCCACTCCCTGCTGCAACCAACGACCTTTCAGATTCTAAAACGTCAGCTCCTTCTCCAGCAAGAACGGAACAATCAATAGAATTTTCAATTCTATTAGAATCCCCAGCATTTATAGAAGATCTGGTTGAATTAATTATTTCATGAATTCTGCCCGCAGTAATCGAAGAGTCGGTAGAGCTAGATATATCATTGTCTCTTCCAGCAACAATTGTACAGCCCGTTCCAGTAACGTTATTATTTTCTCCAGCAAAAAGGTTTATAAAATCACCAGATGCGGTATTTGTTTTCCCTCCTATTAAAACTGTTTCATCGCTAAAAACTTTATTGCCACTGCCGCCAACAAGAACGCTTCTGTTGCCGCTCATTATATTTAAAGCTCCACCTAACAAAACGGAACCAGTCGAATCTTTCACAAGGTTTCCAGTTCCAGCTCCAATTATAGAGCTAGTTGAATTTTCAATTTTATTATCATCTCCCGCTATTAGCGCCGACGACTCTGAAGAAGAGATTAAATTCCCACTACCTACTCCAATTAAAGATTTATTAGAGGACCTTAATTCATTAGCTGTTCCCGCCTCTATAGAAGAATCATTTGAACCGCTTAGTATATTAGATCTTCCAGCATTAACAGAAGAGTGGTTTGTTACTCTTATTAAATTTCCAGATCCAGCCCCAATTGAACAATCATCCGATCTATCCATATTGTTGCTTCTTCCAGCTACAATTGTAGATGCGGTTCCAGTTATGTTATTATTTTGTCCAGCAAAAAGTGTTGTAAATTTTCCAGATGCTGTATTTCCCTCTCCTCCCAATAAAACTATTCCGTCACCGAAGAGAGAGTTTCCACTGCCACCCACTAGAGAACTATAATCTCCAGAAATTACATTGTCTCTTCCACCCAATAGCGCGGATTGGTCTCCACTTTTTACGTCATTTCCTCTGCCACCTAATATTGAAGCTGAATCAGTATTTTCTCCAATTAAATTATTTCTGCCGCCCAATATAGAGCCCTTGCTTCCAAAATTTTCATTCAAAAAACCTCCACCAATGATAGAGAGATCTCCACTAACTTTATTTTCTTGTCCAGCCAAAATAGCAGACTGTTGTTTAAAAACTTCATTTTGATGTCCACCACCAATAAAAGACGAGTCCCCGCTTATGTAATTTCCACTTCCAGCACCCACAGAAGATCTTTCTGAATCTTTTACGATATTTCCCTGCCCACCCAAGATTGAAGAGCTTTCTCCGCCACTAATGTTATTTAATTTTCCATCTAATATTGATGAATTTTTAGAACCTGTAATTTGATTGTCTTCTCCTGCCAAAATATTTGATCCAGTTGCGTCGGTTAGCTTGTTTCCGCTACCTGCAATAATAGATGAATTTTGAGCCCTTAATATTTCATTTGAATTTCCCGCAAGCACAGAAGATTCTACAGCTCCTTCTGTTTTATTACTTTTTCCAGCTCCTATTACAGATCTTGGGCTGTTTTTAAGATCATTTAATGTTCCTCCAGCTATGAAAGATCTATCAGATCCAGAAATAGAATTAAAAGATCCAGCTGAAACAGATCCAGCAGATGAATTTTTTAAAGAATTTGAGTCGCCTCCGCCTATAAACCCTCTATTTGATTCATTTATAATATTTAAATTACCTGCATTTATAATAGATGTTGAAGATCCAGATACTTGATTTTGTTCGCCACCAACAATTACAGATTTTTCTGCAATCAAAAGGTTTCCACTTCCTCCTACTATTACGCTTTTTTCTCCACTTACAGTATTTCCTTCACCCCCAATTGAAGAACTAAAAGATCCAGAAATTTTATTTTCTTTTCCTCCTACAATAGATGCATGAGTGGAATTTTGCTCTATTTCATTTTCTTTACCTCCTAATATAGAGCCGTATGAACCAGAAACTTCGTTGTTGTCTCCTCCTAGAATTGCCGCATACTCGCCAGTAATTCTATTATTCAGTCCGCCACCTATAGCAGATCCTTGTCCATTAATTTCATTACTTGAACCAGCTATTATCCCACCAGCACTTGAATTTATTTGATTTGAGGTGCCTGCACCAATAAAAGACTCATCAGAGTTTATAGTATTTGAAAGCCCTGCAGATATTGAAGATTTATCGCCAGAAATAATGTTATTTTGTCCAGCCGAAACAATAGAGCTTTTTCCAGTAATTTTATTGCTTTCTCCAGCTCCTATATTTGAATTTGAACCTGTTAATAAATTCGAAACGCCAGCCCCTATGAAAGAATTATCGCCACTTATGTTATTACCAGATCCAGCACCAATAAAAGATTGATTACCTGTTAATAAATTATTTAATCCAACCGCAATCGCAGAGGCGTCGCCAGTTAATCCCTGCCCTGTTCCTGCTAAAATTACTGAATAGTTTCCACTTAAATTACTTATATTACCAGCGAATATAACAGAGCCATTAGAGTTTTGAGCTTGTTGCAAGACCCCTTCCCCTAAGCCAGAGAGGGGATTGCTTTTGTAAACAATTTCTAAACCTTGGTATTTGGGCACAGAATCGAAGTTTTTAACCCCAGATATGTCTTGATCTCCAGTTCTTAATACTATACTGTTTCCATGCCAATCGACACTGGAGCCATCTCCATTTGTTACTATTGCCGTATTTGGATCCGAATTTAAGACGTAAATGTAAGTCGAATCTATTCTCTGTCCTTCAAGGTTTGCCATATCTATAATTACACAAAAAGAAAATATTAATCATTAATAGTGTTCCAAATAAAGTCGTTATCATTCCAAATGGTGCCATTATTTTTAGCCCAAGAGGCTATGGATGTTAAATTTGTTAGAAGCGCTGCGTCTTCCAGGCCAAATACAAAATCTGCTTTTTCCGACAAGCTAGATGAAGTCGAGCCATTTACAGCTTTTTTTTGCAAAAAAGCCTTAGAAATGTCAAACATGAAGCTTTTTCCGTTACTCTTCTCTCCACTTATGCTAATATGATACTCATGTGGATTTTTTAAAAAATTTATAAAAGAGTCCCCAAACTCTATATCTGAAAATTTATTTTCTATGGATATATTACCCAAAAACGGAGGAGTGGCCTTTCTACCCATAGGAAAAAACTTATCTACAGAATTTATTCTTTTTCTGTTAAAGTTTAAATCAAGGTTAAAAGATTGTATTCCGTCGGGCTTAATCAAGAAAGAAGTATCAGAACCTATGCCGCTTACCTTTACAAAAGTTTTGCAGCCAGGAGTAAACTCACCATAATAATTAGATGTCGATATTTCTTTTTCTATATCAGCAAAAACAAAATTTCCAACAGGTTGTTGATCGCCAGTTGAATTAACAGAGGGGGCTTTTCCGCTACTAGATAAATATTCATTATTGGAACCGCTATATTCTTGTGCAATTATATTACTTCCAACATAAGAATAATCACTTTTTAAAATACCATTTATACTTTGATTTATGCTTATAGAATCTAAAAAACAATTTCCTATAGATATAGAACTTTTGTATTTACTTAGTGCTGTTCTTTCTTCATCGGTACTTATTAAAAAATAAAAATTCTTTCCATTATCAAGGTCTTGTACAAGACTACCCCCAGTGAATGCATCCTCAAAAAGAGTTTCAAAATTTTCTAATATAGATATATCTAGAGAAATATCTGGCGCTTGATTGGGATACGTAAAGCTTTTTTTCTTCGAGCCTATATAATTATTTTTTTTAGTTAAACCATCAAACGCAAAATTTAAATCTTGTACTGCTGGCAAAAAAGACATTCCGCTTCCAGCATTCATTTTTACCTGATCAAAGTTATCTTCACTATAAAATACAGCAATATCATCAGATCTATTTACTAATCTGCTTGCAGTCATTAGGGTCTCTTAAAATCGACAGGATTAAAATCAAAAGAAAACGAAGAGTTTAAGTTTTCGCTTAGAGAGGCAGAATGTGAATTAGATTTTAACCTTGCTCCAGATATTTGAAAATTTTGAGCTTGAGATCCCTCGCTTAAAAAATTTAAATCAATGACATAACTATCGTTTTCATTTAAGAATGTTTTTAAATTAGAGTCATTTCCATTAACAACAAATTCTGAAGTTATGCAAGAGATAGAGATGGAGCCTTCCGTAGTATCTACAAACCTTCTCTGTATGGGATATTTTTTTCCTATTTTAAATATTTTTTTTCTATCAAAAGGTATTTTTAAATTAAAATCTTGAACCATATCAGGCTTAACTAAAAATATATCTTCAGACTGTACCCCAGATATAGAAATGTTAGTTTTGTGTGCTGGGTAAATTTTATTTTGTAAATTAGATTGCGCATCCAAAATTGATTGCACGTCTGGTAGGGTCGCCGTTAAATCCTGCAATTGAGTGCCAGTTAAATCTATCGCTGGATTTGATATGTCATTTGATACTAATTGCTCAGCGTTTACATTACTGCAACTATAGGAATATTTAGAAGACAAAAATTGATTTTTTGATTGAGACATCGAAAAGCTTTCAATGAAGGCGTTTCCAAAGTTTATCGTTTCATCTGCGTCAGAAAAACTGTCAAAATTTTTATTTTTTCCTATTAAAGAATAGAAACTGACATCTTTATTTAAGTCGCTCAGAAGAGCGGTTCCACTAAAAAAGCCAGAAAATATGTCTTCAAATGTTTCAAATATAGTTATATCTAGATTCACATCTACATCATATCTATTAATTCTTTTTGAATAAAATGTATTGCCCAACGTCAATATATCTTCTGTTTTAGTATCAAAATTAAAAGAAAAATCTTGAACAAGTGGAATCAATTTTATTGAAGATGCATTGTTCGATGCATTCAAATATGAGGTCTCTCCACCCTTAAGCAAAGAAACGTTTTCATATGTGATTGTTGGTCTGTTTGCATTAATTGTCATAATAATAATTATCAAACATTGGGTCTGACTTAAATTTAACAACCTCATCTATTGTGATACTTATGTCATTACAATTTTTATATACAAATTTATGATTAATTGAGCTACAAACAAAAAACTTTCTTCTTGTATATAATTGAGGCAGCGGCAATTCAAAAGGCATATAGTTTTCATGCTTTTCTATAAAATGAAGAATCGATCTAGTTTCTTTATCTGTCCTATTTTTAAAATTTAATGTTAATCCTTTTATTAAGCCAGCGTTACCTTCTGTTTTACCAAAAGAACTAAATGAATTTTTTAGCTTTACTATTTCTGATTTTTTGTCTGTAGATATTTTTACATCATCATCTAAATCATAAAAAAAAGATCTTGTCCATTTTGTGTTGGCGCCCGTTGGGCTTGTATCTGCATCCGAAGTATGAGCTTGATTGCAATAATAAAACTTCTCAATTCTATTAGCGACTGTGTCAAAGTTTGAATATCCAGCTGTATCATAGTTTGGAAAATAAACGACATCAAATTTAGAATAAGATGTGGCGTCCGACCAGGTACTGTTAAAATTGGCAGTGTTTAAATAAGAAGAGCCGCTCCAATCTATAAAAGAAGAGTGACTGTTTTTGATAAGTTTTAAATCTACATCAAACAAGCCATCATGAAATCTAAAATCGTAATTTTCTATATTAAACCCACCCATGTTTTTATATATGTCCCCAGTAGGAAAAGATAATTCAACAGAATCTGAATTGGGAGTATTAAAATCAAAAGTGCCCGAGGTAGTTCTTGATATATTTTCTATAAAACTTAAAAAAGACCTCGCTTGTTCTTCAGTTTTGTTTGAATATTTTAAATTTAATTTTATCTCTGTACCGTTCAAGCCCTTTGAAAACTTTTTATAAAAATTGTCAGCAGTGGTTATGTGAACATTTTCATTTTCAAATGATACAGTAGATCCGTATTCTGGAACAAAGGTGTTAGCTTCGATAATTCCAGTTATATTATTATCTCTATCATAGGTTGCCAATACCTCACTCATTTTTATCCTTTATATAAATAATTTAGCGAACCCCCAGTTCTTGATTCTTCTTGTATTGTGGTTGTCACGGCCGATCTTATTCTATCAGCAAATTCTCTTTGTCGTTCCGAAGATGACTGACCGCCTTCTTGGCTAACTTGTCCACCTTGATCAATATTAAATGTAAAGTCTGAGTTATTGCTGACCTGGTTTCCGCCCATCGCAGAAGCGCCAGCTTCTGCTGCAACTGGAGATACAGAGCCTCCGTTTTGAAATCCTTGCATTGGTAATATGCCCTGATTTAAACTAGATAAGAAATCCGTCCCGTACTTATCTACCGCAGATCTTTTTACTACAAATTCTCCAGGAGTTAACATTGCGGGTACTGTATCTGTTGATCCAACTGAACCACCATTTGCGAATCCAACTCTTCCTCCATTTGCGAATCCAAAAAATCCACCAAGTGCCGATCCGAATCCTCCGAATCCACTTGAAAATCCACCGATAATACTACTGAATAGGCCGCCCATGCCACCGCCAGCTCCTCCACTAAATAACCCACTGAGGCCTTGCTTAAAACCTCCAAATATGTCGCCGAAACCATCTTTTAAGCCACTAAATAAATCACCAAATTTGGTTGTTAGTCCAGAGAAAAACCCTTTTCCTTCTTCTCCCTCTACAGACATTTCCCCCTCTTTTTCGCCAGTCAAGCCTTCTAAAACCCCACCAGCTCCACCAGCTCCACCTTTACTTAATGAAACATCTGAAACATACATTGGGGTAGCTGGAGTAGACCCTAAAGCTGCGCCTTTTTTACCGCCTCCAAATAGTCCAGAGAAAAATCCGCTTATTCCTCCTTTTTTTTCTCCCTCGACGGCACTGCCTGCAGCTGTAGCAGCCGCTCCAGCCGCTCCTTCGGCACCTTTTTCTCCTCCGAAAAAACCTTTAACACCATCAAATAAACCTCCAACTAAACCTCCGCCTGTCCCTGGAGCTCCGCCGCCTCCCATTCCACCCATCAAACTACTAGTAAATTGATCAGCAGCTTGTTGTAAAAACGCGTCCCTAATGTGACCCAAGAAAGTTTCTCCAGCTTTTGAAAGAGCGTCTCCTATATCTTCGGCTCCACTAACAGCGTCTTTAATTGCTGTTCCTAAATTATTTGCAAATAGTTCTGGTATTTCTCTACCAAGCTTATCTTCAAAGCTTAATATTCCTGTATCTAAGTCTTCTAAACCTAGACTAAATCCAGATTGATTTCCCCTAAATTCGGCCAACTCTTTTTCTTTTTCTATTATTTCGCTAAGGTTTGTGAGCCTGTCTTTATGATAAGTTTTATCTTTTTGAGCTTGTTTTTCTGCTGCTATCAGGTCTTTGTCGGCTTTATTTGTCTTGAGGTCTGCCTCTGCTTTAATGGCTGCGGCGTTAGCGTCAGCACTCGCTTTTTCTAGGGCCGCTAATTCTACAGTTAGACTTGAAATTTCGTTGAGTGACTGAAGTCGCCTTGCTTCTCCCGACCCTATCGGACCAGATTTTAAAGTCTGCTTCCTTTTTCTTGTTTCATCTTGCTCTTTTGCTTGAGTGCTTCTAAATGTATTTGAACTATTATTTCTAGATGCATTTTGTATTCTATTGGCCGTTTCTAGCGCATCATTTATCTCTGCTAACGCATCTTTTCTTTCTTTGTCGTTTGCCAACAAATCTTTTTTCGTTTGAAGTTCGTCTTCGGACAAGCTAAGAGATTCTTGCGCTTTAAGCAGGAGATCCGCCATCGCTTCATCTGAAAGTCCAAGTTCAGTTGCCGTCTTTTTGGTTAAATCAAGAATATCCGTTTCAGCAGTAACTTGAGATAATATAGAACTAAGCTTATCACTATTTACACCGACAATTTTCTTTGATTCTACCGCCTCTTCAACTATTCCCTTTAAAGCTTCGTTCCTAGCCAATGCCGCATCTTTTTCTAAATTTCTTATATCTATTTGATTTTGGAGCTTAACTTTTTCTTCTTCAGTGATGGCTTTTATAAGAGAAAGTTCATCTGCCAGATTTGCAGTCGAATTATCTGTTTGTATCGTTGACGTAGATTTTGAAAATGCCTGCCTTGTTTCTAATAAAGCCGACCCAACACTTATGTTTCCAGCCGCTAAAGGCGGAGGTCCTTTGGGTGCAGGCCCCGCTGCGGTTTGGGTTCTACTAAATAAGTTTAATTGTGCAAGTCTAGCTTCTTGAGTAAGGTTGCCAATATTTGCTCCAATATCAGTAAAGTTGAAGTCGCCTTTATTATTTTTGACAAAATCAACAACTCTCTTGTCTAAGTTGCTAAATATTTCTTTTTGACTTTTTAGAAAATTTTCCGCAGCTTCGTCTGAAATGCCTGGTATCTTTTTCCTTAGCTCTTCAGCGGAGGTAAAAACTAAATTACCCAAGGCATCCCTAATTGGCTTTACATCTTCTTCTTCAAGTACTATATCTTCTGTAAAAAGTCCCGTTAGCCCTCTATTTTCTCCTACTTTTGTACCAGCTCTTAAGCTCGATATTGATGCAAAATCTGTATTTGATTGAGATACATCTTCAACCGCAACACCAGATTTTATTGCTGCTATCTGCGTTTCAATATCTTGAAACGCCGTGTCGGTTGCTTCTCCAGCGTCTTTTCCAGCTGTCCTTGTTGCAAAATCTTCTGCTGCATCTCCCATTTGTTTAGCGGCGTCTGAAGCAGCTAATCCAAAGATCACCATTGCATCTTTAGCATAACCAAAAACTCCCTTGCCAGTAAATAATTTAAGACCTACATCCAACGCGGTAAGGCCTAGGGCTATTGGGCCAAGAAGACCTTTCATCAAAGCAAAAGCTCTAGATAAACCCGTAGTTCCTTTAACTAATGTCGTAATACTTTTGCCCCCAAAACCTCCCAAGGGATTAGCTCCGATGGCCGAAACAACAAGCATTGTATTAATTGCACTATTTAATCCACTTACAAATTCGCCCACCTTGCTTTCTGATTCAGTAAATGCACTACCTAATGCACTTACCCCTAATTGTAAAGCAAACAATCTTCCTACTGTAGAATCAAAAGCGCCATCAAGACCCTCCGTAGTCTTTGAGAAATCTAAATTTCCGCTAATGCTACCCGCAGTTGGCGCAGCTACACCTCTTCGGCCTGCTTCGCCAGGAGTTAAAAGACCAAAACCTGAACCTCCAAAATTAAAGTTTGGAATTCTTCCTTGAAAAAAGTTTGGAATTCTTCCAGTTGGCTCGTCCCTAGTATTTGTTACAGCAAGACCTTTTGGATTTTGAGAGTTGCGCAGTTTGCCGCTTTGATTAACTCTAATTTGATTGATTGGTACGCCAGCAGCTTGCTCTCTCCCAATAGCGTCTTCTAAACCGCTACCTTCTGCAAAATTAGGTATGTAACCTCCAGCGGCAGATCTTTGAAATCGTGTAGCTATTCCATCTCTAAGACTTTTTCCAATTAAAGATGCAACGGCATCAGGCGTTGATGATCTTTTAGCGTCAGCTTTTAGAAGCTTATCGTCAAAACGAAAAGCTTTTATTAAATTTTGTGATACGTTTCCTGCTTCTTCAAAATCGAATGGAGATCTATCATTACCAGGACCTTTTAAAAACGTAGGAATGTCTTTTAATTCTTTTGTGCCTAATTGAATTGCAGATTCAAAAATACCGCCCTCTACAGAAGTAGAAAATAAATTACCACTTGCGTCTGAAACATTCCTAACAAATTCACCCATTTCGTCGTTTTTAATACCGACGCCTTTGATTAAAGTTGTAGCAAAGTCAATTAGAGCTGGGGCAAAAGTAGTATCTATATTTTTTCTAAAACTTGAAACAGCACTTTTGTCTATATTTTCTAATGATTGATTTTGAATTCCTCTAACAGATATTGGCGTAGAAGGTTTTGTAATATCGTCACCTACAATTCTCTCGAGCGCACCCTTTTCTTTAGTAGATAGCTTTTGAAATGTTGTATTAGCTATACTAGTGCCACCCCTAGCAAAAGCAGAGAGAACGCCTATTTGCCCAAGAGAATCAAAGTTATAAGCACTCTTCTGTTTTTTTGATTTCGCTGCAGCTCGTTCCTTGCCTCTTGCGTCTTTAACATAACCAGCAGCTTTAGCGTCTGCTTCTGTTATTGTTCCTCTGTTTATACCAGCAGCCACTTGAGAAGAACTGAGATTTCTGTCACCTATTTTAAATCTATTAAAATTCGGTATATATCCACCAGATGCATTTATTTTCTTAGCGCCAGATGGAAGACCGCCAGAGCGAATCATGTCACGATTAAATATCGCATCTCCGCCACCAGCGTAATTAGGAACAAAATACTCGCTAGTATTAGCGACCATCGTTCCGCGTTTACCGCCACCAAAAGCAAAGTTTGGAATTGATACCACTTTAGAACTTGCGGGCGCTCCGCCAACTCCTCTAGATACATCACGAGCCTCGGCAGCAACATAACCGCCAGCACCTCTGCCAGTTTTTCCTACACCACTTTCGCCACCCCGAAATCCTCTATTGAATAAACCTGGGCTTACGGTTGCAGCGGCTTTTTGTACTCTAGCTAAAGCAGCCGCCTGTTGATTATATATTTTTAAAAGAAGTTGTTCTTGAGCTACCTTATTACCTTCAAGGGCTAAAATTTCTTTTTGAATTGCCTCATTTTGAAGAAGGGTTTGAAAGATAGATTTTTGGAGTAAACCTTGTTGCTCTGACGCTTTATTTATACCCAACAAACTCTTGAGTGAAGTCACTCCAAATTTTGCTAAGTCAATGAATAGCTTTATAAATATTGCGCTTATTAAGGCAAGTCCAGGTCCACTTAAAATACTCCCAATACCCTTTACAATTCCTTGAGCAAATTTAGCCCCCATTGAATCTCCCTGCAGTAAATCGGTTATACCATTTACCACTGATGAAAAAACCGCTAAAATATCTTTGGCTGCATCAGTAAACCCCAATTCACCAATTACGGCCGAAAGCTTTTGAGCCCCGACTGCTAAATTATTTATTAATGCCTCTAACGTATCATTCAATTGGGCATTTTTTCTATCTAAAGATCCAGCGGCGCTAGCGGAAACATCTAAGGCTTTTGAAAACTGACTTTGTCCAGATGTTAAATCCTCGACCAAACTAATTAAAATATCACGTTGTCTGACTCCAGCAACTTTTTGAATAATTTCTCCAGCTTCTATACTTTTTAAACCCAGTCTATCTAGCTCTACCGCCAATTCTTGAAAAAGCGGTATTGCAGACCTTACATTTCCAGAAGCATCTGTAGTTGAAATCCCTAAATCTTCTAAAGCTTGTAATGTATCAGTTCTTCCGAGTCTGGCAAAAATAGTTTTAAACGCATTACCAATAACAGCACCACCACGTTGAGTTCTTTCTTGAACTGTTGTTATAACACCCAATAGCTCATCAAAACTTACTCCAGCCACACGAGCCGAAGCAGATGCCCGCTCTAGACCATTAATTAAATCTTCTGTAGAAACAGCAAACTTTGTATCGACTTCTGCCAACTTATCTGCTATTTGCGCGACGTTTAATCCAGCTCCTTCAAAACCTTTTATAGCGGCAGTCAAACCAGCAACGGCTTGTTGAGAATCAATTCCAGCCACACGAACCAACTTCAATGCGGTTTCAACTCTAGACAAAGATTCTTCAACAGATAAACCTTGACGAGCTAATTCTAAAGCTCCTTCGGCTACTTGATCAAAAGATGTAGCGGTATTCTGAGCAACTTTAAATATTCCATTTCCAAACTGCTCTAATTGTTTTTGAGTACCACCAAGAATCGTATTAATTTTAGCAAAAGACGCCTCGACTTTAATAGTATTGCTAACTAACGCCCCAAAAGCTTGAGAAAGTTTATTAATAACGGCGACAGAGGCACCAAAAGCCAAAACACGAGCATTAGAAGCTTCTAGTGATTTTTGAAACTCAGAAGCTTGTCCAGTAATTTTTCCTAGAGGACGCGATAGTTTTTCAATCGATCTGGCGCCACCACCAAATTGAACACCTTTAGCTTGGGCTTGTATCCTCGCTAAAGCCGCCTCAACCTTTTTTGTATTTGGATCAAAATCAACTCCTAGTTTTACCGCCATATAATGATATTACACCTAAACTCCGTGTAGTTTCATCATTTGTTCCATATTAAGAGACCCTCCTTGCTTCTTTACTTCTTCATTTAAATCTACTGCTCTTTCATCGTTTGATTTAATATCTTCTAAGTCTTCTTTGCTTGCCCCGAAGTATGCCGACCCGCCTTCTGAAGACTGTGCTTTCGTTTTAGACCTTTCGTTTCTTTGATTTTGATAAAAACTAATTAAAAGTTCTGGATCTTTGGCCACACTGTCTGGAATGTCTTTTTGAGAGTTTTTAAATATATTCAAAAAGTATCTACCAAAGGATATTAACTTTAATTGATAACTTGTTAGATCGGCTAAAGGTTTACCGAAAACTCCCATAACATCTTCGCAGAATGGTAGGTACATTGAAAAATAATCACTCAAGACAGCTTCAGAAATTTTCGAGTCTTCAAATTTTTCGAAAAAATCTCTTTGTAGCTTAAATAGCTCTACCTCTTTCATGTTTTCATTTATGTACAAATCTTCGTAAACTCCTTCTTTAAACTCTCTATCATAAAAAAGAATTTTGTTTACTATAGTTTTTTGAACTTGATTTCTAGCATACTTTTCACTAGTCAGGCCAATAAGTTGTGATTTTTCTCTTTCAAGAGATAACAATTCTTCCTCTTTCTTTTTAGATTGATTTATAAGCTGTTTTTGTTGAGACGGCAAAAAAACTTTTGAGGATGACAATTTTAAATCATCAATTTCTTTTTTTAAATTTTTTATTAAATTTTCATTATCCAAAGACCACATACCTTGATCTAGTATATCTCGAAGACCTTGCTTTTCCGTTGGCAGGCCTTTCGATATGCCTTCTTTTTCAAAAATTTTTGACTGAGACAATACCTCTCTTTGTTCAAACTGAGAAAGGTGTTTTAAATATAAAGACCCAAAGGAGCCCCTAACAACGGTAACGCCCTGGAGTATCTCTGAAACTATTTCTAAATTTCTATCATTGCTCATCTCTCTTGATGAACTCTTCTATAGCTTTTTTGTCAGCGGTTTGATTATAGAACCAATACCCCACTACTTTGCAAATTTTTGAAGTAGCTTCGGATTCAAAGCTTTCGTCTACTTCATATTTTTCATACAAGTCTTCTAATTGTTCTTCAAAATCTATGCCCTTAAAGAAACTTTGTTCTTCTTCTTCTTCTTCTGAAAATCTAGCTAACTGAATCGCGTACCAAAGTAAAACTTCTTTTTCGGCCTTAGCGTCTGCTGTATGTTGATAAACAGACTGCAGAGAAGATTCTAATTCTTGAAGCTCTCTTTTTAGAGTTATAATTTCTAATTCAAGCTCCTCGCCTCTTTTTTTGCTTTCTTTTGTTTTTTTGACAAAACATAGCTTGTACTCATTTTCTAAATCATTAAGTTTCTTTAGAGATTTTAAAAGCAGTTTGGATTCTTCTTCTGATAAAGCCCCTCCATTGTCAGCATACTTTTTAATAAGCATTGCTTTCGTGACTATTCCCATTTTAATAGCCTTGCTTAACTGAACTGAATAAAACACTTCAGCTTCATCGGCCATGCGCCTTGTCGGCTTTTTTACAAAAAACTTTACTGGTACACTAACCGTACGATTAGACAAGATGGTTTCTTCTTCTCCATCCTTGTTTTTTCTTTTAGTCTCTACCTGCTTTTTAACTTTTTTCTTTAATGTAAATTCGTAAATGTATTCTTTTGCCATAATTTTCCTTTTTCCGTAGTCTAACATTAGTTCTTGAATTTGAACTCTACTGTTAAATTTTCTAACTCACTATTATAATCTCGCAAAACAGAATTTCCAATATCTAATATTTTTTTTCTATACATTTCGTAATGATCTTCGTCGAAGTAATCCGCCATCTCAATCAAAGGCCGAGATTCTTCTGGCAGATTTTCATATAGTTTTTCAAAATTTATTTCATGAACCTTTTGCATCTCTTCCAAAGTGAGCAAAAAAGACTTAAATAAATATCGAATGTGATGATCAGAGCGATCATACAAAAATTCTTTTGCAATCATAATATCCTTATACCTGAATTACTTTACACAAAAAAGTGTAAATATAGACATGGCCACCTCCTTGATATCAGATTCTCAAAAAAATACGATCAAAGCTATTATTGATGACATACACGAAACTTTTGCTAGAAATATAACCGTTTACGAAGAAGGTAAAAAGATTTTGATATCTGCCAGCTCTGAGTATAACGGTATATATGGAAAAACTTCTAGCGGAACAACTAGCACTTCAAAAACTTCCGTAGCTCATACAGTAAAAGCTAGAATAAAGTATATAAATGCAAGAGAACAGAACCTTTCAGACGGAAACATTTCTAGTCAATTGGGCGTAGAGACCATAGATGGCTCCGTTAGAATCACTGTAGACGGGAGCGGTTTTGTTATTTTAAAAGAAGCTAAAAGATGTGAATTTGAAGGAAGAAAATACACAATAGAAAGCAAAGGCAATCCCACTGGTATTTTTGGACCCCAATATTATCATTTTTATCTTTCTCCAATTGAAGAATAATGATACTCACTAGTTCAAATATATCTCAAATAAACAGGCAAGTACCCAAACTTGCAAGAGCCCAAGTCCAAAAACAATTTGCTTCAGCTTTTCAAAAGGTTAAAAACAGAATGATTGCTGAGTTTCTTAATCATCCAGTTACCCTTGAAATAAAAGGAGGCACAAGCTCTGGTAATATTAGCGGGACACTGGGAGGCTCTACAAATTTATTTTCATTTATAGGTTTTGAATCTGGCTCAGATCCAATAGATGCAATAGAAAAAGTTTTATATTCTACTAATTTTAGATTCACCAGAACAACCAGAAACTCAGTTGAGTTTGAGATTGATATACCTGAACCTGCTGAAATATTTGCTGCAACACCAATGCCTTGGGCTCCAGGAAGAAGTTGGGCAAAAGGAATAGAGACTGGAATATCGGGATTAGGCTATTATTTAAAAATAAGTAGAGATAATAGTAGATCTGGCCTTGGCATACAATCATCTAGAAAAGTTAGAAAATCTGGGTCTAAATTTAAAAATACACAATATATATCAGCACTTATAAAGAAGTATGAAAAAGAATTTGCCAACCTTCAGGTTTAACAGTGTAATTAATAATAAATGAAGCCTCAATATAAACATGAACTAATGACAAGCTTTATGCTTTGGTTTGATCACGAACTTCTGCAAGAGGGCGAAGCTTATTCAAATAAAACTGGGACACTTTACGCCAAATCAGACAGTAGACTACCAAACACTTATATTTCTGCACAGAGTAATTATAAACAATGGGTAAACGATTCCTCCGTGTCGGGCTCGACGAATCCAGTTATTCCAACAGGTTTTCAAGGTAGTGGTAGATCTAATGGCATTCTCTTCGATTTTGATAATGGCAGAATTATTGAAACTGGCGGTAGTTTGGTTACAGGAGATACATTAACTGGCACATTTGCTGTTAAAGATTTTAATATTTATCTCACAAACGAAACAGAAGAAGATTTAATATTAGAAAATAAATTTCAAATAAACAGCAGATATGGAGACTTATCAATAAGCGGAATAGATCCATATGATCAAGTTGTTCCTGCAATATTTTTAAATTCTGAGTATATGAGAAATGAAGGATTTGCTTTCGGAGGGGAAGAAAAAACTACAAATACTATAAAAGCGGTAGTTATTGCAGACAACGAGTATCAACTAGACGGAGCGCTTTCTATTTTTGCGGACACTTCTCGTAAGACATTCTCTAAGATACCTTTTTCTGGACACCCCTCTACAGAGTATGGAGATATAAAAGGTGGAACATACAATTACTTAAGTCTGGCTAATTCCTATTCTGCTGGAGCGCCATATTTTATAGAAGATGTGACTGTTTCAAAATTCTCTGAAAGAGCGCAAAACAAATTACCTGGTGATTTAAAAATAGGATTTATCGATTTTGATGTTTCAACTAATAGATTTCCCAGATCTTGATTTCACATTTTAAATTTTTAACTGTAAACAAATACATAAATTATGAGTAGAAATAGAGTCATTTATCAATCAGAAGCTCTCTTCGCTAGTAAGGAGATTAATTCCACTGGCCAAGCAGATCACATGCAACTTCGCAGAGTACAATCAGCGAATTATTCTTTTAATGTAACCCGTACGGATCTAAATCAGTTTGGACAATTGTCCAGAATTGATTCTCTTATCCTGGAAGCGCCTACAGTATCCGCTGACGTTTCTTATTATCTTGGAGATGGGTATAACGAAGAAGTTTTAAATTTCGCCAACTCAGACCTAAATGTAGGTTTTGTTTCTGGTCAAATCACTTCTTCTAGCGGTCAGAACTTATACATCATGACAGCGTCCGAAGGTACAGATGCCAGTGTACCAGGTTTAAGCACTGGATCATTTGGTGCAATTGGTATCGGTAACGCTTTCGTAACAGACTACTCTCTAGAAGCTTCAGTTGGTAGCTTCCCAACGGTAACTGTTTCTTTTGAAGGTTCTAACATCAACGCATCTACAAGTGTTTCGGGAACAAAAGATGGATTTTCTGGAACTTTCACTGGAGCTGGAATTGATCCCGTTTCTGGTACTCCAATAGCTAATCAAGTAGCTGGCGCAGGCATCGAAATCAGACCAGCAGATCCTGGCACTGATGCAGGAGTTGCAACAGCTCTCAGACCAGCAGATATTACTTTTGATCTGTCAGATGCAGATGGCGACACTATCGCAAATATTCACAGCACAGATGGCGCTCACGTTCAAAGTGTTTCTATCAGTGTGCCTCTAAGCAGAACCCCAATTGAAAGACTAGGAACTAGATTCCCATTCGCTAGAACAGTAGACTTCCCAATCACTCCAACACTTAGTGTTTCTGCGATTGTTAATGAAACTCAAGAAAAATCTCTAACTGATATTATTTCGAATGACGCTTTTATTCCTCAAGCTTCGATTACTATTAAAGATCCTGCTGGAACTAATGCTGCTATTTATAAGCTTACAAATCTTAAGCTTGATTCTGAATCATTTAGCTCTAGCGTTGGCCCAAATAAAACAGTCGATCTTACTTTCAGTATTTCGGTTGGTGGCCCAGACGATCTTGAAAATAATATCTTCTTCTCTGGCGCGAATACAGATGCAAAATTTGCACTGCAGCCAGTCAAGTTGAATGGCGGAGGATTAGTCTCAGGAGAATCTGTAAAAGTTAATGGCATTTTGTTTGATGGGGATGATGCTAGTACAACTGGAGAGCAAACTGTTGGATATGTTCACGGACAAACATCCAGAAGTTTCCCTGTTACCTATACTGGTGCAGCTGACTTGGATCTTAGCTCCGTTGTTGGTGGCGCAATTACTGGTAACGATGGAGGAAATGGTATTACTGGCCTAAGTGGCGCTGCGGGTGGCACTTTGGTATTCGCACCTACTGATAAAACAGCTAACGCCAATATCACTGGTCAATTAAGCCTATCGTAAAGATTACTTTCGGGTGGAGCTAACGCTACGAAGCCCGTCCTTTTTACAAACCCCCTCATTAGAGGGGGTTTTTTATTGCCAAAAAAGCGCGACCCCTTTCGAGATCACGCTATCAGAGTCAAACCCTAGTGATAAATAATTAACTTTCCGTTTCCGCGCTCGCCTCTATGCCTCCTACTTGCCTTGGGCTTGCATTATAGCTATTGTATTTTGACACGAGGTCAGAAAGCCTGTTATTAGCGTCGTTAGCGAGTCCCTTGTATACTTTGGATACTTCGTTCTTATTTACAAACGTAATGGCGTTATCGCCGTCTCTGACGCTCACAATGTTACCATTTGTGTCATTAGCTATACCACGAATAGTATTTCTTGTTTGCTTGGTATAATAATGATAAAGATACATCTCTTTATAAATATTCTGCTCTTCTAAATTTAACCCACTAACATCTCCAGCCACTCCAGAAAAACTAGTATATAAGACATTATTCAATTGTCCTAAATTATTTTCTAGCCATCCAGAAATAGATTCTACTGATGGTGAGCCACTTTCTGAATCAAATTCATTGTGGTATATTGAAGTCGATAAATTTCCAAGGTCGCTCATGATTGCCTTCTGTATTCGTCTACAATTGCTTTAATAGTTCTATCACGATCAAAACTAGGATTAAACCCCAACCTTGCTGCCGTTGACTGCAGGTCGGATAATGTTTTTTCATTTAATTTTTGTCGCAAAGAAGACGCGCTGTTTGCGCCTTCAAAAGCTATGGATAAAGCTCCCTTTTCTACCTTTTTAACTGAATCTGTTTGTGCGTAGCTATTTGTAGAGCTCCACGAATGGAAGGCTTTAAGTAGTTCTTCTTTTTGGTCTTCCTCAGAAGAGTATGTTCTTGCTGCCACCCTATATGCTAATGCTGTCATTGTATCTCTCGACATCGTTTCTAGTTTTCTTCTAAAAACTCTTACGTCTGCAGTTTTAAATGGGCTTACGGTGTCGACTCCATAAATCTTCTCTTGCTCTTCGGCAAAATCTATCTCATCTCTTTCTTTGCCATCAGAGTATTCAAGATTTTCTAGTTCGTCGGCCTTCTGCATTTCTTCATTATTTACTTCGTCATTTTCAATGGCTGTAGCTATATGCAAGTCCTCTGTATCTTGACTTGCGCCAACTTCTACAAACTCTTCTTTTAGGTCGTGAAGAGATTTTTCTTCTGCTTCGTTTTCTTTTGATGTATTGTCCATAATTTATTATAAAATATATATAGTATATTTACACAAAAAAAGCCGCCCCATTCGGGACGGCTTAGTTTTGAATTAATTATTGTTATTAAACAACAACTCCAAGAAGAGCACGATTATCGATAACAACGCGGCCTTCTTCGAGTGAACCGAAGTAACCGATCTTGTTTTGACGAATGCTATATTGGTCATCAGCGATGAGATTAAACTCGCCACCGTTTTCAGCATCAACAGCAACTGGGCGAACCAATGATTCACGGCTGCGATCGATACCTACTACAATTTGGTCGTCACTAGCGTATGCAGTTCCGCCATGAGCAGGTGTTGCGCTTGCAGCAGTTGCTGCAGATTCGAACAATTTGCTGAACTTAGCGTCATCGCCAAATTCAACAAGCTCAATAACATTGATGCCATAGAAGCTAGGGGCGCCAGCAGCACTGTATGCTTCTTCAGCGATAACATCAGCATTTGGTACACCACTGCTTAATGGATTGTAAGCGATAGCGCGAAGCGACTCAACGATTTCTGGAGAAACAAGGATGTCTGTGACACCTTTAGCTACACCAGAATCTGGAGTACCACCTGCAAAAGATGTGTTGATTCTCTTTGACTTGGTCAACAGTGAATTTAAGTCAGCAAGAGTGAACGAACCTTGGGCGGCAGATGCAAAAGCATGAGCGATGCCATTAGTTGAAGCGTTTGCTAGAGCTGTCATGACTACATTAGCAGAGATTGTGTTTTGCTTGAGAAGAATCTCTTGAGCAACACGGGTCATTGTCTTAGCAACAACATCCATGCGGCTCTTAGCAGCATAACGACGATCAAAGCTTACAGCCGAATCAAGGCTATATGTAGCGATCTTAAGCTCAGACGATGTTGGAAGAACTTCCGAAGTAGGAAGGCCACCAGCACGGCTTTGGCTATAAACTTGAATGTAATCTTCGTCTGCAACGTCGAAGTACAGATCCAACGGAATCGAAGGATTGTCATCAGCGTTGTACTGAAGAGTAGTAAAGAGATTCGACAAGACAGGAGCCTGGTTGATAACCTCTGCGAGAACAGGACCGATAAATTCAGCAAGTGCAGTTTGAGCTTCATAAGCAACATCACGGTTGCGAGAAGCCATTGCCTTTACGAGTTCGATTTGTTCGGGAGTATTTTTTAAAGTAATTTTCATATTATTAAATTCCTTTCAATTATCCTAGCTTGACAACAACATAGTCGCCAGCGAATTGATCTGTGAGACCGCCAGAAGAGGCGCGTGAACCAGTTCCAAGAACCATTCCGATAGAAGCTGCATCATGAGCATCAGCTACTGGACCGATAGATCCATCAGCACCAGCTACTTCGAAGCCACCACCAATGGTGAATGCGGAGTTGTCAGATGCTTCAAGTCCATTAATACCAATGGTAAAAATGCCCTTAGTCGCAACAGGTACGGATTGGCCAGGAAGAACAGCTTGGAGCTCTTCTTTCTTGGTTGTGTTGTAAATAAGTTTCTCACCGTTCTCATCAGTTTTTGCTGTTTGATTTAGTGTCAGTCCAAGAGGAGCGTCACCAGAACCAGCAGCAGCAACTTCTAGAGGGTTAGTAGGATACATGTCGCCGCCGACGAAAGGATAATCTGTCTTACCAAGATAAGAGTTGCTTCCATAAACAACTGTATCTTGATTGAAGTTCCCGTCAGTGACCTTTACAAAAACGCCGTTTGAGCCCTTGCCATCCGTAGTTGTGGAGTCAAGAACATCAGCATTTTGAAGAGCGAAGATGTTAACAACATCTTGCTCATCGTATTGTCTGAATGGTAATAGTCTTAGTGCCATAATTTTATATTTAGTTAAATTTTATTTTTAGTTTTAGTTTTATCCAAGAACTTCATCACGGCTAAACGCAGCAGCGAATCTGTCCTTCAAAGTGGTTTTTGAAGCTTGAGCTTCGTTATTGTTAGGAAGAGCTTCTTCAGTAGCTTCAGCATTTTCAAGAGCTTTTTCGACATCGACTTCTTCGGCTGTAACTTCTTCAGCTACGACTTCAGATGCTTCTGACTTATTAAGGCGCTTTTCGATTTCAGCTTCGACGCGAGCGGCGATTGCCTCTTCTTGTTTTGCTTTGACTTCTTTGTTTTTAGCTGCCCAGAAAACGGAGAGCTCATCTTTGAAAGATGCAAAGGCTTCTTCACTTGCGTCAAGTCCTTTAATCTTTTCGGCGATGAATGCGCTGTCGCTTTCTTCGAGATCATAAACAGAATCAATTTCTTCCATGCGAGCATTAAATGAAGCAACTGCTTCTTCAGCAGCTTTTTCGCTTTCAAATGTCCCGATGCGTTCTTGAGCTACCTTAAGCTCTTCTTTGATAGATTCTACAGAAGCTTGAAGCTCTTCTTTCGCTGATGCGATTTCGGCCTTCTCTTTTTCCGCAGCTTCTAGAGAAGCTTTGTACTCATCATCTTTTGTTTTAATGGCTTCGGCAAAAGTCGAAGTCATGCCAGCGACAGCTTCTTCAGAAAATTTCTTTTCTGCGAGAGAGTCTTTTAGTTCTGATAGTAGGTTTTCTAAGTCCATGATTTTAGTATTGTTTACAGTATTTTTTAAATTTTGTGAAATTTTGTCATTAATTTTTTTTAAAGCTGAAGCTTGCCCCTCGTTAGAATCAGAAATCTCTTCATCTTTCGGCTCTTCTTTTTGATATTCATTGCTTATAACTCCTTTGACATTAGCGGCTGGTTTCATAGTAAAACCAATACCTAAAGGATATACGTTTCCAGTTATTAATCTATAAACTGGTCGACCGTCTTCAGTGATCCCTTTCCCGCCAAAACCCTTCAACATGCCTTTCATTTCGTTGACCTTTTGTGGGTCTGAAATAATCTCTGCATCCTTTAAGTTTTTACTTCCTACGGCTATTTGATATTCGCTAAACCCAATTTCCCAACTAGCAGAAACGGTGTTATGAATTTTGTTCTTAGGGTTTGTACTTCTTTGAAGAGTATCAAAAAACTCCTTATCTACTGTTTTGTATACAACAGCTCCAAGAGCAATATTGAAGGGATTACTTTCTTTTTCGTCTACATTAATTAATAATGTGCTATCTGAGTAATCGCTGAAGCCAGCATTAACTATATGGCCAACAACTTTCGTTTTGTTGTGCTCTATGTTTGTAGGCTTGTGTATGAATTGTTGAACAGATTCGATAGCTGTTTTAGTATCAATTCCATCTCCGTTTTTATTGAACTCATTAACGACTGCGGCATTAAAAGCCACACCCATAAGATCAATATTTTTTTCCAGATCAACTGAGTCTGGAATTAAACTTCTTAAGTTTTCGATGTTGGCTTTGCTAACATCGATGCCTGCAATTTCTTCGCACGCTTTAACTTCAAATTCAAAAGTTGTAGTGTATTTATGCATCCTTTTTAGGACTATCTTTCTTCTTGGGGATATCATCCTTTGAAAGCAGCTTGCTATAAGCAGCTTCTGATTCTTCAGAAAGTTTGCCTTCCTTTTTCATTTTTTCTAAAATTGCTTTCTGTAAAGCGGGAGGCAGTTTCTTTTGATTTTCCGTCAAACCCGCTTCGCCAACTTCATTCATCATCGCTCTCATCTTGCCATACTGACCTGCGCAAGCTTTGATGGTCTGCTTATCGTCCATGTCGCTTGTATCAGTTAGCGCCTTGTCGTCCATAGCGCAAACGCTCATATAAGACTTGTACATAGCCTCCTCTGTTTCGCTGTATTTTTTAGCGATAGATATTTCAATATCTCCGCTCGAACGATCGACGTTAGCTACTAATGGGTTTTTAATTTCTTTCATAATTTTTTGAATGGTATAAAATTGCTGATGGATAAATTTCTAATTTATGAGACTCTGAAATATTCAATATATCTTCCATCGCCCCAAGTTTTTCTATTTCATTGAAATCATTTACACAAGAAACGAGACTTTCTGTCCAATTTTCTTTGTCTGAGGCGCATACAATAGACTCGCATAGCTTACTTACCATTTTTTCTTGATCTTCATTCAATGATTCTGTTTTATAAACTTCAAGCATTTTTTCTTTTGCTAGGGAGTTTAAAGCCTCTACCTCATAAATTGTTGCCTGTATGCTTTCTCTAGAAAATTGATCCTCCGATCCTTCTGGTCGTCCAGGCATTCCTTTATCTGTCTTTTTAGAATTTTCTGGTTCGACAGAGACATCATCTTCGATCATAGGAACGCCACCAACTATTGGATTAAAGTATCCCTTTGCTCTTTGCCCGACGAACTTTTTCTGTGCGCTTTCCAACTCTTCGGCAAGGGGGAATCTTCCAGTATTGAATAGTTCCATTCCCTGCTCTGCGGTGACAACTCCAAGCTCCATAAGTCTTGTAGCTACTCTCATGAGTTGGACTTCATCGCGGAGATCAATATCCTTAAATTTGACAATTGGGTAAGATCTAAATCCTAGATCCTTTGCAATTCTTCTAATTTCTGGCTGTAAGAAATCCTGAATAAAAGCTTCACGAGCTTCTTTTAATCTATCTAAAAATACCCTTGCTTTAATTTCTGCGCCGTTATATTTGTCATCATTAAGAATAATATTTTGCAATCCTTCTTTAATGTCTTTATTGATTACTTCGTATTTTCCTGGCCCAACAACCTTATTAATATCTGGTATAACGAAGTCGGCTTTAGTTGTGTAATCCGAAACGAGTACACGACCAACAGATTCATTTTGAAAAAGTTTTTGCATCGCCTTAACATTATTTGGATTGATTCCACCTTTGTCTGGCTCCGCTCCCATAGTAATCATTAGAATAACGTTTTCTACGGTTCTCATGATCGCTTGATCCATTTTCTTCATTTCCATTTTGGCATTTATGTCTTCAAGAACAGGGTAACCAAATGGTATAGCGAAGGGCTCATAATCTTGTTTCTTATAAAAACTATAGGAAATTTTTTCGTTCTTTAAATTGATTTTAAGACCATCCTTAAAGTAAGCCCCGTCCTTAATCTGCTTTTGAACTTCTGGGTCTAAAGCCTCAAACACTTCTTTATCGTAATCGTCTTTTGGATTTGATAGCCTTTCCATATCAAATTCTGAAAGAATCTTTGCGTAAGCTCCATCTCTTGTGTTAAACACTGTGCTCCTTTTTGCTACAATCTCAAAAGGATTTAGGACGATATATTTAAGGGGAAACTTGTTCAAAGAGGGGCCTTCTGAGATGTTTTGAGAAAATTTCTTATAATCGTCTAAGCTAAATTTGCCATCGATGCGGTAAAGAAAAATATTACCACTTCTGTAGTATTCTCTAAAATATTGATCCTTTAAGTCCCAAATCTTAATTCTATCTAAAAGTTTTTCAAAGAAGTTCCTCGATGTAGCGTTGCCACCTTCTAGATACAATTCAGAATTAGCGAATTCTGACATCATATCAATGGTATTTCTAAAAATAGGCACGTTTGCATATGCTTTCTGACAAAGTTCAATAGCTTCTCTGACATTTATGCCATCAGATGAAATTTCATAGGGAAGAAGTCCTCCCCTGATTTGACTGTATTTGTTAGAGGGGGCAGTTACGGATGATCTGTTTATTCTGCTTGAAGTGTTCGATGACGATAAACCACTTACAGAACCAGATCTATTATAGGATCCATGAGAAACATGATAAGACTCTCCCATTGTTGCTGGCTCTACGCTTTCTTCAGCCACTGATAACTGAGCCGAAACTTTATTGAATTTATTCCAATAATTAGACTTTTTATTATATTTTCTTTTTGGCATAACTTATTATAAAGTTAATTACACTTTTAAAAGTCACTTTATGAACTTTTTTAAATAAACATGGGCTCAAACCCAGCTTGAGATTCTTGCGGCACATTCATCATATCGTAATATATATTCATTCCCCAGTTACCCAGTATCAATGCAGAATAGGAGTCCTTCCTTGCCTTATCTACCCCTTTCTGCCTTTTTAAATTAGGCGGCAAATCAAAACTTTGAGTTCCCCCAGTCGAACTAGAAACTTGTATGAGCGCGCATTCAGCCTTAGTTAAATCAATCATGTCTTTTTGGTGTTCAATAAAATCGATCATTTTAGCTCCTACATTCTTTTCGTCCTCGTATTTTGAAAACTTCAAATCCTTAATTGGTATTCTTTTAGCTTTTTGCTCAGAATAATTATCGTCCATTGCTGTCGCTGCGAAATATAATCTCTTTCTATCAAAAGCGGTTTGAAGCATTTCGTTTGCGTTTCTTATCCATACCGATAAAGGCTTTCTTAAGTGACATATCACTTTACTTTGAACATTATATTTTCTTCTAGCCTCCCTTAAATCTTTAACATATTCTCGCGGATTGTTAAAATCCCCATCGAACATGCCTATCTCTAGCTTATCTTTTTTAAATAGATCGCTTTCATTACAGGAATTCATAAACTGAACTCCTCCATTATAGTCTCCTACAACCATAATTACATTAAAGTGATCTAATATGTATTTAAAGTAAGTTATGTGTTTTTTTAGATTTGTTCCTGGCAGGGCGTAGCTATGTACCAATACCCCTTTTTTCTCTTCTGGCAATAGTTTTATAACTTGTATAGCAAAATCATCAGAAGCTTCAGATTCAGACCAAGAGGGGTCAAAAGCTAAAATATATTCAGCACCCTCTTCTCCAGCAACTTCTATAGAAGGAGATTCTCCGTCTTCAATTGTGCAGTCTGCCATTTTGCTGATTTTAAAATAACCAGCGCTATCGTCAGTAAACTGAGCATTGAACTCTCTATCAATTTGTGATTGGCTCATCGTACCCCTTGCTTGTGAAATTAAGTTTTCATCATAAAGGGCTTTTGGAGCGCAATCATAACTAAATTGCATAATACATCTTCTGCCTTGGTTTTTCGCTCCAGGATTAAAGATCATATTTTCATAAGCTTGATACATTTTATAAAGATATTCGAATTTATATGACGCCGAAGACAGTCCGATCATTTTATTCGATGGCCACTCCGTTCTCTCGTCTTCTTTCATTTTTCCAGCCTTAATCATCGCATCTTCTGCGTCTTTAATTTTTTGTCTTTCTGTTGGGTTTTCCACAACAGCTAGGAATGGCATAATAACTTCATTTAAAACCTTCTCTGGCATAAGTAGAAGCTCATCAATGATGATCCGTTGAAAACGAAAACCACGAAGCTTTTCTCCATCGCCAAGGGGCAAAGCAGTAATGCGACTCTTACCAATCTGCATTGACCATTCATCGTTAGACTTGCTTACTTTTCCTATGCATTGTCTAAATAGCTCAGCTTTGGGATCTTGCGATATATCCTCTATCTTACGAAAGATCATCTTAGATTGACGAAATGATTTTGAAATAATCCCAATGTGAACTCCTTGATTCATCATCGCATCCAGCAATGCAAAAATACCAGTAGAGAAAGACTTAGACATACCACGAGACCAGACACCTAAAAAGTAATCGTTCTCCATCATTGCTTTGACCGCCATGTGTTGAAATGGAAATAACTCGATACCAGTAAGTAGTTCCGTAGTGAAAGTTACGTTTTCTTTTAAAAATTTATACAACCAAATCTTAGCTTTTACATCTTCTAGATAACCATCCAGATTCATCACTTGCTCATTGATTGGTTCTCGTTTTAATGGTTTTTGACTTCCCAATTCCCAACTCATCGGTCCTCCTTATCTAAAAAATATTGCACATCCACGTTCCAGAGTTTCTTACCTAAGTATAGTAATTTTGGAATTAATTCTTCGCTATGAATTCTACTATCTGTAAATACAAATTGACAATGACCAGCGAACTCGTGTTGAACAGAAATTAAATTAGAGAACACCCAGCCCAGTTTGGGAGCTCTTCTTCCTTTCGTGAACACCGCTTCTTTTTCTATTGCTTTAAGAGATTTCTCTACAACAATATACATATAACTATCTAACTCAACACACCTTTCCATCTCTCTTCTAAATCTATCTACTTGCCCACCAAAAGTTGATAAGAAATCGCCAGCACTTTTTCTGTCTACAAATGTATTAGCAAAATCATCTCCACCTAAGGTGTAATCTCCAAAGTCTAACTTCAAAATTGAAGATTTATTAAACTCCAATGGTTGTTGCTCTCTAGTATCAATTAAAACTTCAACATCTATATCATTGTTAAATTCTTTTGGCATACCCTTATAAAATATAGGCTTTGCCCCCATAGCCTCACAAGCATTAGTATATGTCCCGAAGTGTTTTTTGTAGACATCTAGGTCTGGTAACTGTCGTTTAAGAAGCTCTAAATGAAAGGGGGCATTCTTGTATTTTTTTCTTTCGATTCTTTTTTTACCCAGATCAATAATATAATTCTTAACTTCTTCATCTGGCGCAGATTCGCACCACTTTACAAGCTGTGATCTATTAATAAAATCATTTGCGAAGTACTCGTCTTTTTTCTTAAAGGGCAACGGGTTACCATTTAACTTATTAAATCGCGGATAATGTTTAACATAGTAGTCAGCTACGTACATCTTATGCGCTTTAAGATGCGCATGAAGGCTTTTCTCCGTCTCAAATTCGACCCCGCATTCTTTGCATTTATAAGACATCTTCAACACCAATTCCGAGAACACGGGCTTTCCATGCAGCCATACCCTCAAGTCTTTGAGCCTCCTCTTTGATTACCTCTTTTTGCATTTCAGCAATTCGAACCATATTCTTTCTTTCTTCCTCTTCCTGGAAGAGTTGAACTATAGATAAGAACGATGCGCTTTCTTTTTGTTTATTGGCTAAACGCGCGCCACGATCACCTTGAAGTTTCTTTGTCAGGTTTTCTATGCGAGTTTCGCACTGATGATACTCTGAGCTTTTTGCTTTAATAATTTCCGCCAATCTGATACTCATCTCGTCTTGATCATCTGCAGACTCAAACATATCATTTAACTTTTGTAGATGAGAGGTGATAAGTTCTAGATTAATAATTTCCTTACATACATTCATATAAAGATTGAGTTCATCTGGTGTTAGGTCTGGCTTATCCCAGGTTAATCGAACAAACTCCTGCTCAAAGAGTTCTTTGTCTCTGAAATTTATGTAGTTATTGACAATAGCTACGAATCTTGAGTTAGATAAATTAATTCTTAATTTGTCGCAACAAGTA